TAGATATAGGATCTACAGTTACAGATAAAGAAATAAAAGAGATTAATTTAAAAACTACAAATTAAAAGGACTGAAAAAAAATAAATTAACACAAATTAATTTGATACTTATTAGTAATTAAAGGTTATAAAATGAAAAAACAAGTGCTCAATAAGGGCTTTGTTGAGGTTATAGATTCGTTAGGTTCAGACTTAACGGTAGTAAACTCGGCACGCGTATCTTTCGGTAAAAGAAAAGAAGTATATGATAAGTCAGATAGGGCATTAGTGCGATATTTGGCAAAACATAAACACTTCTCACCATTTCGACATATGGTGGTTCAGTTCCATCTCAAAGCACCAGAGTTCGTTATGCGACAATGCGGCAAATAAAAATCAAATAAATCAGTCTTTTTTAGGTCAATGGTAATACTTATATATGATAGGACAATGGTAAAATGGAGAACAAAATGTATATCATATATAAAACAACAAATAGAGTTAATAAAAAAACCTATATAGGACAGCATAAAGAAAATGGTAGGGATTATCTTGGAAGTGGAAAGTTGATAAAACAGGCAATTGATAGATATGGTAGAGATAATTTTATAAGAGAAACGATAGACACTGCTGATAATAAAAAAGACATTGATGAAAAAGAGATATATTGGATAAAAAAACTCAATCCTTATTACAATATTACAGAAGGTGGAACTGGTGGAGATATGTTTACTGATAATCCAAATAAAGAACAAATTAGAAAGAATCATAGTATGGCAAAAAAAGGTGTAAAAAAATCAGAAGAACATAAACAGAAAATTAGAGATTCTGTAAAAAAGTATTGGGAAGAGAATAAAGGTAAAGATATTCGTAAATCTTGGGGACACAAACATACAGAAGAAACCAAGAAATTACTTTCAAAAAAATCATCCATAGCAATGAAAGAAGTATGGAAAAGGAGAAAACAGAATGAAAATTAAGGTTTTAGATAAAGGTTATATTGAGGTTGTAGATAAGTTAGGCGATGACTTAACACCTGTTAATGCAGCTCGTGTGTCATTTGGAGATAGGAGTAACACCTTTGAAGAGAAAGATAGGAAGTTGTCTAAGTTCTTAATCAAAAATAAACATTTTAGTCCATTTAGACATCAACACGTTATGCTGATTATCAAGGCACCCGAATTTGTAATGAGACAAGCATATAAGCATGTCGTTGGGATAGAAACCACATCCAATTCATCCACCAAAGACCATGCTTGGAACGAGATTAGTGGTAGATACACTCCCGTGTCAGATTATTATATTCCAGAAGTTTGGAGAAAACAATCAGAAGACAATAAACAAGCATCAGAAGGTGAGTTAGATGATTTACAACAAAAGAGAATGAGTCATATATATGAAAGATATTTGTTAGATGTTGAAAGAGTTTATGAAACAATGGTAGATGCAGGTATGGCTAAAGAACAAGCCAGAGTGGTATTACCATTATCACAATACACCGAAGTTTATTGGACTGCATCATTTCAGGCTATTATGAATTTTATTGAATTACGAGATGAAACAACTGCACAATGGGAAATACAACAATATGCTAAATGTTTAAAAGAAATGATGTATGACATTTATCCCGAAACTGTTAAAATATGGAGTGATGAATATTGGAAATGAATGGTTGGATATTATATAAAAATAAAATAAGTGAATCTTATGAAACTCAAAAACTTATAGAAGAATTTGAGAAACAAGGTATTAAGGTACGTGTGGTGCATCCTGATGATATAGATATTTTTGTTGATAGAGATGATAGAAAATCTATATTGGTTGCAGGTAGAACAAGACAATTACCTGATTTTGTTATGCCACGAACTGGTAGTGGAACAACTTATTTTATTAAGGCAATTATTCGACATTTAGAACGATTAGGTGTAGTATTGATTAATGGTAGTGATGCTATTGATAATGTTAAAGACAAGTTATACACACAACAGATTTTAGGTGAATCAAAATTACCTGTTCCAAAAACTCTATTGGTAAAACATCCAATTAATTTAGAATGGGTAGAAACAAACATAAACTTTCCTGTTATTATAAAAACTCTTAGTGGTTCTTTTGGTGCAGGTGTATTTTTGGCAGAAAATAAAAAACAGTTAGAACAATTGGTTAAAATGGCAGAGATAACTAAAAAGAGTTATAATATTATAGTTCAAGAGTTTATAAAAGATTCGTGGGGAAAAGATATTAGAGTATTTGTTCTTAATAAAAAAGTTATTGGTTGTATGATGAGACAATCAGTAGATGGTGATTTCAGAGCTAATATCACAAGAGGTGGTGAAGGGATTCCATATCAGATAACAGACGAGATAGAATGGTTGGGTGGTGAATCAGCAAGACTATTACATTTAGATATAGCAGGTGTTGATTTATTATTTAATAATGGAAGTTACAGTATTTGTGAGGTTAACTCATCACCAGGTTTTGAAGGAATGGATAAATTTACCAAGACAAATATAGCAGAAGATATAGTAAACTTTGTAAAACTAAAAATTGGTTACTCAAGTGAAAATAGTTGAGAATGAATTAGAATTTAAAAAGTTTTTAGAACTTTATAAATCTACAATCCCCTCAATATTTTATTTTTTAACAGATTCTATAAAACATCCACATAATAATGATATATCATTCTTATATGTGAAGATGGAAGACGACTATGTTTTGCCCTTTAACCACAATGATTGTAAAAATTTAGATAAAAAATATCTTGAATTATTAAAAACAGATAACAAAAAATATGTTTGGGATGTAAAATCATTAAAACATATTATAGATTTTAATAATATGGTGGATATAAATACTTTATATTATTTGAAATATAATAAAGAGATTGATTTATATGATTTAGAAAATAATACAAGACAGTTTTATAATAGTAAATTCTATCTTACAGAAGATTTAAATTCTGTAATTCCTTTAATGAAACAAATTGAATTTTTAGAAAATATTTCAACGAGTATAAATTTAGATTACTCTTTAGAGAATGAAGACTATAATGAAATTTCAGATGCATTATTCAATATAGAAAATGTTGGATTATATAAAGAAAGTGATTTAGTATATACACAATACAACCCATTTACTGCAACGGGTAGACCATCAAATCGTTTCGGTGGAGTAAATTATGCAGCATTAAATAAAGAAGATGAAACTCGAAAAGCTTATACGAGTAGGTTTGGAACTGGAGGAAAGTTAGTAGAATTTGATTATGATGCATATCACTTACGATTAATAGGAGAAGTTGTAAATTATAAATTTCCTGATGGTTCAGTTCATGAACATATGTCTAAATTTTATGGATGTGATTACCAAGAATCTAAAAGAAGGTCTTTTCAGTATTTATATGGTCATATTCCAATAGAAGTGGTTCAAATGAATCCATTTTTTGGTAAAGTACAAGATTTTATTGATGAGTTGTGGAAGTCGTATAAAAAAGATAAATATATAGATACTAATATTTATAGTAGAAGAATATTTAGTCAGAATGTATCTGATATGAATAAAAATAAATTATTTAACTATTTCATACAGAGTTTAGAAACAGAAACTAATATGAAAATGTTGAGTACTTTATTTAATACTATTAAAGATTATAAAAGTAAATTGGTATTGTATAATTATGATTCATTTTTATTTGATTTTAATATTGAGGATGGTGTAAATTATTTGAAGTTATTAAAAAACGAAATAGAGCTAAGTGGTAAATTTCCAACAAGTATAAGTTGGGGATTAAATTATCACGAGATGGAAGATATAACGGAGAAATTTGTTGGTTAAACATTTAGAAGAACAAAATGTAGGATATTTCACACATTTAAGGAGAGCACTTAAAATAAGTGGTGCACTTTTAATCCATGCATTTTTACCAAACGTATTGAGTGATTATGCAAGTAAAGAGATATGTGATGATTAAATTAAAACCGTATAAGTATATTAGACCAAATACAGAAGATGAATTGAAAGATGAAACACAAGAATATTTTGGAAATAAATATACGAGAAAGGTGATGCCAAAACTAGGTAAAGATAAAGATGACTTATTGAGTTTAATGCAATTACCAGATAGAATAGAATTTTTATCACACAAAGAATTGATGAGTTTACAAAATTCAGATGTACCAGAATTATTATCAATAAAAGATGCACGTGAAAGAATTATGAGAATGAAAGAATTGGGTGATGAATATAAGAAACCGTGGCAAAGTGTATTAAGAGGAATGACTGGTACACCTCCTGATAAGTTTGCAATTCCCTTTGTGGTAAGGGATTCTAAAGAAAACTTATATTTATTTGCAGGGAATACTAGATTTATGGTTGCAATCTCATTAGGTTATAACCTACCCGTCAAAGTATTACCTTATAAATTTGAATTTGAAACCGAAGGACTATCCACATTAGGAAGTCAAAATGTGGCCGCTGGTTCTTTATATAGGTG